GATCGAACTGGTGAAGACGGGCAATGGCAACGAGCCCATCTGACATCGACCTCACGACCGTCGCCGCCGTCGCGGCCTATATCGGCGGCGTCGACGCGTCGGATCAGGCGATCAACGATCTGCTGCAATCGCTCATCACTGCGGCGAGCGCGTACGCAGCCAACTACTGCTCGCGCGACTTCCGCAAGCAGGACTACGCGCAGGCGTACAACGGCACCGGCACGCAGCGGCTCATGCTGCGCGCCGCGCCGGTCACTGCGGTCTCGTCGGTCACGATCGACAACGTCGACATCCCCGCGCGGGGCACGACGGCATACGGCTACGTGTTTGACGACACGATGCTGTATCTCGCCGGCTGCTACGCATGGTTCGTGCCCGGATGGCAGAACGTCGCGGTGAGCTTCACGGCGGGTTGGGTAACGCCGGGGCAGGCCGCACTCGGTTCGTCGCCCGCGCTCACGGTCACGCTGCCGATGGACATGCAGCAGGCGATCATCGAAACCGTCGCGCTCAAGTACAAGGCGCAGCGGAACAACATCGGTATCGCCGCGCGAATGATTGCGGGCGAGACGATCTCGTATTCGCAGGTCGACATTCCGAAGTCGGCGAAACCCGTCTTCGATATCTATTCGCGCGTCGCGGTGGTGGCATGAGTGTCCGCGGCGTCGCCGAAGTCTCGCAGCGGTTCCGCGCCGCGCCCGGCTACCTGCGCAAGGCGCTCATCGATGGCATGACGCGAATCGGTTACCAGTTCGCCGCGACCGTCGTGTCGACTAAGCTGCACGGCCAGGTGCTACACCAGCGCTCGGGAAACCTCGCCACGGCCGTTGCGGGCGGCGTCGAGACAACCGAGAGCGCGACCGAAGTACGTACGCGCGCGGGCGTCCTGCGCGGCCCTGCGCTCGCCTACGCGGGCATCCACGAGTACGGCGGCGACATCCGCCGCATGGGGACGAAGAAGGGCGCGTACGTCATTCACATGCCGGAGCGGAGCTACCTGCGCTCGACGCTCGGCGAGCAGCGCGAGCAGATCCTCGCGAAGATTTCGAAGGTCGTTGCGGAGGCGAACCGTGGCCGTTGACACCGAAGCCGCGATGGCGGCGCTGTTCGCGCTGCTCGATCCGCTGACGCAGTTCAAAACGAAGTCGCGGCGGTTGCAGTTCGTCGAGGACATGGCGCCCGAGGCGCTGCCGGCGGTGTTCCAGAATCAGGTCGCGCGAACCGACTACTTCGTGCAGACGGCGATGTATGCGAGCGACATCGACCTCGAATGGTATGTCTACTGCTACCAGGGGAACGACGATGCGCCGTCGACGCCGATCCTGAATCCGCTTGTCGACGCGGTCGTGAAGGTGTTGCCGCCGGATTCCGGCGTCCTGCGCGCCGGCAGCGTCAACACGACGGTTTCGCGATCGGGGCCGACGCACTATTTCGAAGGGCTGCTGGGCTCGCGCGCGGTCGCGCGCATCCCGATTCGCATAAAGGTGCCATCTGGGTGACGACGATCGTTTGCGTCGCGTCCGGCCCCAGTTTGACGACCGAGGACGTGACGCACTGCCGCGGTCGCGCGCGCGTGCTCGCGATCAACAACAATTACGCGCTCGCGCCGTGGGCCGACTGGCTCTACGCGGGCGACTACGTGTGGTGGCGCTGCCACCTGCGCGGCTCGCACGGCAACAAGGTGTGGAAGGCGCTGCTCGATGGCTACGCGGGCGAGCGCTGGACGCTCGATCGCAAGGCCGCCGACGAGTTCGGCCTGCGCTGGGTCGAGGACGCGAGCGGGCCGAATCGGCCGATGCGGCTCTGCAAGGACGCGGGCAAGGTCTACAACGGCGCCAACTCCGGATTCGCGGCGATCAATCTCGCCTGGCATCTCGGGGCGACGAAGATCGTGCTGCTCGGTTACGACATGCAGAAGACGGGCGGCCGCACGCACTGGTTCGGCGATCACCCGCCGGAGCTCTCGAGCGCAGCCGACTTCCCTGCGTTCCGTTCGTACTTCCCGCTGCTCGCGCAGGACCTCGCCGATGCCGGTGTCGAGGTCGTCAACTGCTCGCGACAGACGGCGCTCGATGTGTTCCGGCGATCCACGGTGCAGGAGGAATTACGGTGACCCTCGACGACCTTCGCGAATACGAGGCCGCGAAATACGACATCCAGTGGCAGGAAGCGTGGTATCGGATGAAGTGCCACAGCCTCACGCTGTGGAACGAGCACCGCGACCTGTTCCCGCGCGATGTCGACACCGCGATCGATTACGGCAGCGGCACCGGCCGACTCGTCAAGCACTGGCGCACGATCGGCATCGAGGCGAAGGGCGTCGACATTTCCACGAAGGCCGCCGATCCCGACATCGCCGAGCACATCTACATCGGCTGCCTGTGGGAGTCGACGCTGCTGTCGCTGCTGCCAACGTTTCAGGTCGGCGTCTGCGCCGATGTCATGGAGCACATCCCGCCGCACAAGGTCGAGGACGTGCTCACTTTCATCTCGGAGACGTGCGCGATGTGCGTCTTCAAGATCGCCAATTTCCCGTCGGTGCATGACGGTCGCGAACTGCACCTGACGCTCAAGCCCCGTGACTGGTGGGAAGCGGTGCTCAAACAGTTCGGCACGGTCGACTTCATCCCGACGCGCACCGGCGTCGAGGAATACGTTTTCCGCGTTCACTTCAACCCGAGAGAGGCTTCAACATGAGCACGATTCTTTCCACCCAGGGCGTACAGATGTACATCCTCGACGACCGTACCTCTCCGGATACGGCGCTCGAAATCGATCTGATGAACGGCTTCAACGGCTTCGGCGGCGACGCGAAGAAGATCGATACGACGACCTTTTCGAATCAGACGACGATGTCGTACAAGAAGGGTCTCATCGATCCGAAGCAGATCACGTCCGAGCTGATTTTCGCGTACGACTCACCCGCGCATCAGTACCTCCTGGAGCTCCAGAAGCGCACGGGGACGACCGCCGAAGTGCAGATCCTTGTCGGCCAGTCCGATGGTACGTCGCCGCCGACCGTCGTCACGGGCAACCTGACGCCGCCGTCGAGCGGCACGCCGGCCACGTGGTCGCGCTCGTGCACGTACTCCGCCTGCTTCGTCATGACGGTCTCGTTCAAGGAACCCGTCAACGAAGTCGTGCGCGCGGATCTCACGATCCAGCCGACCGGCGAGCAGACGAGCGTCGTCAAGGGCGAGCAGACGAGCGAGACGCACTAAACCCTCCGCACGGTCAACGGTTCGGCGGCTGGCGCGGATCTGGCCTGACCGTGGGCTCCTCACCGGGGTCCGCGTCGGCCGCCACTCAACAGGTGAGGAATCCCCATGCGTTTGGAAGACATCGCAATCCCCGAAGCGCCGGAAGTCGTGCAGCGCGAGATCGAGTACAAGGGCGAGAACGTCGACTGCTGCTTTCGCATCGTCGATGCCGCGAAGGCGCAGAACCTCTTCGATTATATGGATGCGAAGGGCGAGCGCGACATGAAGAAGGTGCGCAGCGCTGACTTCAAGATCATCGCCGCCGTGTGCTGCAAGGAAGACGGCACCGATCTCTACACCGAGGAGCAGGCGCGCAAGCTGCCGGCGCCGCTCAAGGTGCTGCTCGCCAAGCACGCGATCGAAGTCAACGTGCCGCAGACCGAGGGCACGCCAAAAAACTGACGACGGCCGACATTCTCTGGCACCTTCTCGCGCTCGAGATGGGAATCCCGAGCGTGAGGACGCTCAAGCGCCTCATCACACCGCAGGAGTTCTACACGTGGTGCTGGATGCTGCAGGAGAAACAGAAGGCCGAAGGCGGCGACAAGAAGGCGTTTCAGGCGAGCGACGAAGAGAAGGTCAAGGCGTGGATGAAGCGTAAGGGAATGACGGAAGAATAGACGATGGCAGCCGATCAAATCACAGTCGAGTTGATCGCTAGAACAGAGCAATACAATGCAGCACTTGCCGCGTCTGCTAAAAACACGGAAGTGTTCGGAGCTCGCGCTGCTACCGCTACTTCTGCGTCAGCAAAAGGATTCGACACGCTCGGTTCATCGATGCAGTCTTTCATGGCGCAGGGACGAGCTATAGATGCGCTCCTGGGTACGCAGGCCACCACGCTTGCAGATGTAGCGAATCGACAATCGGCGTTTTCGGCCGCGTTGAAATCTGGCGTACTTACGCAAAGCGAGTACGCTGCAGCCGCAGCCGCCTTGCAGGCGCAGGCCACAAAAATTACTGACGGTCTAAACAAAGCTGCGGCGGCGGCCGAAAAGGTCGCGCTCAAGTATGATCCTGCGGCAAAGGCAGCGAAGGGCTTCGCAGCCGATCAGTTGGTGCTCGCAAATGCCTTCAATTCCGGCGTCATCACCAGTGAAAAATACACCGAGGGGCTCGCAAAAATAAAGGCTGCAGCAGCGGCGGCGGCAACAGGTACGGCCGGATTGCGCGTCGAGACCGGGCTTATGCAACGAGAGCTTGGCGTGCTCGCCGGGGAACTCGCAAAAGGCAACTATGCGCAGTTCGACAAATCCCTCATTACACTGACTCGCAGCACCGGCATTCTCAATCTTGTTTTTTCCTCAACCGGAGCGATTGTAGCTGGTGTCGTTGCCGTACTCGGCACCGTTGCTGCAGCGTTTGTCAGCGCAGAAGAGGAAGAAAATTCGTTCAACAAGGCCCTGATTCTCACAAACCAGAACGCCGGGCTGACCGTCGAGCAGCTGCGTGAACAGGTTGGGGTTATTGGGTCAGCAACCGGAAGCTATTCGAAAGCCCAGGAAGCTCTAACCCAGCTCGCGGCTGATGGAAAACGGACTGGCGCAGCCTTGGAAAACGCAGCGCAGGGGGTCGTTTCGTTTTCACAATTGACGGGCAAGAGCGTCCAGGAATCCATAACCCAGTTCGATAAGATTGGTAGCGCATCAATACCTCAACTCGTAAAGCTCAACGAGCAATATCATTTCCTTACGGGAGAGATCATTGATGAAATAGACGCTTTGCAGCGAGCTGGGCGTGAGAGCGAAGCGGCTACGGTCAAGGAAAACGCCTTTGCTGATGCGATGATTGATCGCGCTAACGCATATAACTCGCAGTTGACGGGAATCGCTGCGCGTTGGCGCGACATCAAAAGCGCCATAGATCAGGCATGGAACTCTGCAAAGGACTTCTTTAACACCAAGCAGGGTGCGCAGGCCACCGATGCTGGCATAGCCAGCTTTCTGGGGCCGGTACTTGGTGGCGCCTATCTCTATTACGCCAATAAACAGAATGACAATGCTGAGGCAGATGCAAAAGCCGCAAAGGCCGCAGCTGAACACGCGCAACAACAAAACAAGCTCAATGACGCGCTGGTAAAATCGAACGCCGCGCTTGACGCAGATACGGCCGCCCTTGTCAATCAGGCATCGACCTACAAGAAAACGAATGTCGAGATCGAGAAGCACAAAATCGACCTTCAGCTTTCTGCCGCCGCAGCCACTCTTTCGGGCGACGCGCTTGCTAAAGCGCAGGCTGAGATCAACGCTCATGGGAAGGCGGCACTGGCAGCCGCGGCCAAACTCGACGCTCTTGTCGCTTCTCACAAGCGGGTTCATGACTCATCGCGAGAGGCGCAGAACGGGCTTGAGCAATTACAGGCTATGGCGACATCCTTGTCGGGCCATGTGGCAGGCTCTTATGCGCAGGCTTGGTCGTCATATGTAAACCAGGTCGCCAAGCTCGATAGCGAATACGCGAAAGCAATTCTCATCACGAATAATCTTGATGCGGCGCAAAAGGCTTTGACAGAAGGCGTCATAGCTGCAAAAGCAGCATACGATGCTTTGATGCAGTCGATGCAGAACGCCAACGACATCGACGCTCAATTCGAAATGGCGGTAGCGCGCGCGACGCAGGATCTCGACAATCAGATTCGCCTCTGGGGCATGAGCGAGCAGGCCAAGCGCGAGGACGCCGAGGCCAACAAGCTCGTCAATCAGGCGCTCGCCGAGATGGGCGACGTCATGGGTCCGCTCACCGAGAAGCAGCAGAAGTTTATCGACTCGCTCGCCGAAACCGGGAAACAGACGGCGCGCCTCACCGAAGCCGAGCGCCTCAACCAGCAGGCGACGCAGGACTGGACGAACATCTGGGTGCAGGGCGGCAACTCGATCGCCGACACCTTCGCGTCGATCCTCGTCAACGGCGGCAGCCTCTTCAACTCGCTCGTCTCGCTCGCGAAAAACACGGTGCAGCAGATCATCGCGTACTTCGCAAAGCTAGCGATCATCAATCCGATTCTCAACGCGCTGTTCGGCGGATCGTCGGGCTGGACGCAACTCGCGCAGTTCGGTGCAGGCGCTATCGGCGGCGGCGGCGCTGGGGCGGCTGGCGGCGGCGGCGGTCTCGTCAACACCGGAATGCAGCTTTTGTCGGGCGGCAACAGTGCCTATGGATGGCTCGGCGGTGGCTCTGGGTCGCAGTCGATCGTCGGTTCCGTATTCGGCTCCGGCGATTTCGACATCGGACCGATGCTGACGTCGAACGCGGGCAATGCCGGTATCTACGGCACGGGCGGCACGCTCGGCGGCATCATGGGCGGCTACTACCTGGGCCAGCGTTATCTCGGCGGCACAGGCGGCGGAATCGCGGGTGCGGCAGCCATCGGAACGGCCGCTTACTTCGTTCCGATCATCGGCTGGATCGCGGGTGCGATTGCGCTTATTGATTCGCTGACCGGGGGCGGTCTTCTCGGCACCGACGCCGACAAGTTTCAGTTCGGCAAGCAGCAGGCGTTCATCGGACCCAACGGCGCGACGGTTGTTGCAGGCGCCGACTACAAGGGCAAGAAACCGCTGTTTGGCGGAAGCTATCACGAGTGGAAGGACCTGCCCGTCGATCAGAAGACGCAGGACGCGTGGAACCAGTTTGTCACGCAGCTCATCACCGGCAACGAGGGGCTCGCCAAGAAGCTCGGCACCGAAGCCGGGCAAATCGTGTCCGCCGAGTTTGACCAGATCTTCGACAAGAAAGGAAACGTCACCTCGACGAGCTCGATCGTCAACGGCCAGACGTACAACGAGGATGCGCAGCATTTTCAGATGCGTGTCATCGCCGAGACGATGCTGTCGACGCTCGACAACGTCTCGGCCGGCATCAGTCAGGCGGTCGATCAGTACCGCATCGACGCCGAAGTGCTCTACAACGTCACCAACCAGCTCGCGAACGCGGCCGTGTTCCTCCACAACGGCGGCCAGTTCCTCGCGCTCGGCGCCGATCAAAGTCTGACGGCGCTGCTCGCGCTCGCGCAGGGCGCGCAGCAGTTCGGCGAGACGATCGACCAGACGCTACAGCGCATCGTCCAGGCGCAGCAGCAATACGACCAGTTCGTCGGCCAGTTCAAGACCGTCACCTACGTCGACGATTTCGAGGCGACGCTCTCGGGCATCAACCAGCAGATGCTCGCGAACATCAACACCGCGAACCAGCTGGCGCAGGCGGCCGGCGCGGAAGGCGCGAGCGAGCAGGATCTCGCGAACATCCATCAGTACGCCGCGAAGCAGATGGCGCAGGCGATTCAGGCGCTCGAAAACTCGGCGCAGTCGCTCGCGTTCTCGCTCGGCCTCACGACGATGGGGTCGCTGGACCAGGTTAATTCGGAGATCGCGCAACTCCAGGCGAAGGCGAATCAGGGTGCGTCGGCGATCGGCGGCTTCGGCAACGCGATGCAGCAGGCGGCGCAGCGCGCGACCGAGGCGATGAACCTGCTGCTGGGCGATCTGTCACCGCTCAACGACGCCGAGAAGCTCCAGCGCGCGCTGCAGGGCCTTCGCGCCGGCACCGTCACGGCCGAGCAGGTGCTCCAGATCGGACGCCGCCTGTACGCGTCCTCGCAGGCGTACAACGATCTCTTCTCGATGGTGCAGGCGATGGACCGCGGCGGCACGAACGCGGCGGTCTCTGTCGCGGGCTCGCGCGGCGGCGGCCTGACCGGCGCAGAGTCGCAACGCCTGTCCGATCTCCTGAAGCAGCAGCAGCAGCTTCAGGCGGCAGCGCAGCTCCAGCAGTATCAGACGCTTGCGCAGCAGATCGCCGAGATCGCGAGCGCGAAGGGCGAGGACTGGCAGCAGGTCGTGGCCGACATGGGCATCGACCTCAAGGCCTTCGAGAAGGGCCTCGGCATGACCGAGGAGCAACTCGGCGACTACATCGCGTCGATTCAGGCGCAGACGGATTCGGCGGGCGAGAACACGCAGTCGATCGTCGATGCCATCAATGCCATGTCGGATGCCGTCGTCGTTGCGCTCGGCGGAACGCCACAGCACTCGCAGCCGGGTTCGCAGCAGAGCATGAGCGGCGGGACGCGCGGACATTCCGGACACGGCCGCGATATCGGCCGCGATATCGGCCGCGGCATCATCGACGTGATCTTCAACAACGGCCCGCGCAATCTGCGGCCGCGCCAGACGATGACGATGGGCGGCGGCTGAGATGACCTATCCCAGCCGCAAGAACCTGCTCGTCACGATTTCGCCGACGCCCTATGCAGCGCCGTTGCTGCTCGATCTCGTCTCACCACGCGGCGGCGTATTCGCCGGGATTGCCGTTTCTGGCATGGCCCTCGTCGGACGCGGCGGCGCAGGCGCGCCCTATACCTACACGATCGCCTCGGGTTCGCTGCCGACCGGTCTCTCGCTCAACGCGACGACCGGCGCGATCACCGGCACGCCGACGACGCAGGGCAACGTGTCGTTCGTCGCGCAGGTGCAGGATTCGGCATCGAACACGTTTCAGCATCAGTTCGCGATCAATGTTGTCGCGGCGCTGTTCGTTCTGCATGGCGGCGGCGAGCCGGTCTCCGGCCGTCGCGGCGTTGCATATACGTATCAGTTCCGAGTCGCCGATGCGACGGGCTCGACGAGCGGCATTACCTACGCGGTCACGTCTGGCTCATTGCCCGGCGGTCTCTCGCTCTCGAGCGGCGGACTCATCTCGGGCACGCCGACGGGCGCCGCAGTCGGCGTCACCTACTTCACGGTCACCGCGACCAAATCGGGTGTCGGCACGCTGGCCATTCCCTGCTCGCTCGAAGTCTTCGACCAGATGCCGGCAGGCACGCTGACGATCCCGACCACGCTCCGCAACATGACCAAAGGAATTCCCGTGAGTGACCGCATCACCTTTGCCGGTGTCGGCAAGTCGACAGCTGCGGCCTTCGTATTCTCGATCGTCTCAGGCGCGTTGCCGAGCGGACTTTCGATGGATGCAAACGGTTTCGTGACGGGAACGCCGGACGCGGTGACGACGACGAGCTATGTGCAGCCGACGATCCGCGTCACCGATCCCGCGACGTTGGCGTATCTCGATTACGTTCCAGCCGATCCGAATTCGTTCAACGTGCGCGCGGGCATCAAGTCCGCGGCGAACGGTCTCATGTACCGCACCGATGTGGCGGGCGAAGCCGAGGCGTTCGACTACATCGCGCAGTATTTCGGCGACGGCAGCGACGGCGACATCACGATCAACGGCTCCAACTCGTATTCATTCGCCGTGCTTTCCGGCGGCGTCAATACTCTCTCGCGTGAGATATACGCGAACAACCTGACGATCACCGGCAGCGGCATCCTGTCGAACAACAGCAATTCTGGTTATGACATCTACGTCGCGGGCGTGCTCGACATCAGCAGCGCCGGAGCCAATGGAATCTTTGCCGGCGGAGGCACGCCGAGCGCCGGTAGCTCCTTGGCGGGAGCGTTTGGCACTGCCGGCGGAACAGCGGGAGTCGGGGCAACCGGCGCGGGCGGCGCGGGGGGGTCCGCCTCTAACGTTACCGTAGGGGGCGGGGGCCGCGGCGGGATTGGCGGTGGTGGAGGCTCCGCGGGCGATGGGGGCGCGGGCAGCAGCGGCGCGGCGGGCTCTTCTGGCACAAGCGGCAACATCGGCATCCCGGCAGTGCCTCGACCCTTCGTGACGAACGACATCTATCAGACACCGGCTACGTTCGCGCCGATCGGCGGTGGCGCAGGTGGTGGTGGCGGCGGCGGCGGCGGCGGTAACGGTATCGCTGCGGGCGCGAATGGCGGTCTTGGCGGCGGCGGCGGCGGTCGCTTGCGCATCTTTGCGCGCACGATCAACCGTAGTGGCTCGACGGCAGCAGGCGCGATCAGCGCGAAGGGAGCGGCGGGCATCAACGGTAGTGCAGGTGCGGCTTCTGGCCGCGCGGGCGGCGGCGGGGGTCTCGGTGGCGGCGGCGGAAAAATCCGCATCGTGTTCGGCGATCTCACCGGCTCGACCGCAACGAACGCGATTGACGCGAGCGGCGGCACGGGTGGCAACGGCGGCAATAGCGGCGGCGGCACGGCGACGGCTGGCAAGGGCGGCAGCGGCGGCTACGGCGGCTCGATCACGCTCAACGACCTGCTCAACGCCGACACGACCGTCGTGACCGGCAGCGCCGGGTCCGTCAATAGCGGACAGACGGGCGGCGCTGGCGGCAGCTGCAAGTCGGACCTATGACCTCAGTACGGACATTCGAGCGTCAACACGGGATCACCGTAGTTCCACGAGAACGCGCCGCGGCAAGCCGTCTGCGTGTACTCGTACTGCCCGTCAATCCAGAGGCCGACATGCCAGATCGTTTTCGCGCCGACGAGCACCGACTGCTGTTTCACGGCGGCGTAATCGTTGACCGTGAATTCAAGACCGCCGGATGTCTCAGTCATGTTGAGCTGCTCGAAGTGGCCGCTATACGTCTCCTGCCACGATGGATGCACGACGACAATCGTATCGGCGAAGGCGGGTACGGAAAACGCAAGCGCGAGCGCGCAAAGAATCGTACGCATGATGGGCTCCTCTCCTCGATGGGCCTGATGGCCGGAGCGCGATCATAGATGACCGCGCGCACGTATTCCACCTGGAACCCGAATGCGCTCGGCACGGGGCTCCTGCTCGATCAGGGCAACCTCGTCGTCACGACCGGCGCGAATGCGCTGTCGAACTCGCGCAAGGTGCTCGGCACGCTGCCGAAGGGCGGATCCAGCGGCTACTTCGAAACGCAGTTCTGGTCGACGCCGCAGGTCAGCCTTGGCACGAACGTGGCCGTCGGCGTGGCGCAGCAAACGTCGTCGCTCGCGTCGGCGGTGGGCGCCGATGCCGCCTCGTGCGGCTATTACCCGGCAACGGGCGCGGTCATCTACAACGGCTCGACCTTGACGACGCTGGATGCGATCCCCGAGCGGCGCGTGATCGGCATCTTCCTGCGCTTCGCTGCGGGACACGCCTACATGGTCATCACCGTATCCGGCTCGTGGGTCTATGGTGCTGATCTCGGTACGGGCGGCGCGCTGTGGGTGCCGGCACTGACGCTCGCTGGCGGCAACGCCACCGAGACGAGCGCGTATTCGAACTTCGGCCAGCGCGGCTTCGACTATCCCTTCATCGTGTATCCGCCCGCATGACGACACTCGCGCATCTTCAAGGCTGGTACGAGCAAAACACCGAAGGCATCGGGACCGTCTATTTTGCGATCATCGACGAGGGATTGCTGACGCGCGTGACGGATACGCCGTCCGCAACGGCGTTCCCGCCGCGCATCCGCAACCCGGAGACGTTTTCGATCCGCCGCATGGCGACGTTCTGGCCATGGGGCGATACGCAGGAGGCGATGGCGGCGGTCGGCGATCTCGAGATCGACAACTACGACGGCGCCTACGACTTCCTGCTGACCGCCGATCTCCGCGATGCGCCGGCCGTGTTCAAGATCGTGCCGGCGGGAATGCTCGCGGCCGCCAACACGGTCGCAAACGGCCTCGTCGTCGCGACGGTACTGATCGACGATATCAGCTGCTCGACCGAGGACGTGATTCGGATTCGCTTCAAGGACACGCTCGCGCGACTCGATGCGCCGCTGCCCGTGCGCTACAACCCGCCGTTCGTCGACTCGAACGCGGCGAACCGGATGGTTCCGCTTTCGTTCGGCGCATGCCGCAACGTCGCCCCGCTGCTGATTGCGGAGGATGGCGTCGACGGCAGCGGCGAGCCCCTGTATCAGCTCCACGACCGCGCGCTCGCGAACATCGCGCAGACGCGCGACATGGGCGCGATCCTCGACGTCTACGCCGATCCGCCGCAGGTCATTCCGGCGCTGAACCGAAGCGGCATCCAGCTGCATGCGCTGCCGGAGGGAAAGCTGCTCTGCGACATCTCGAACGTGGGCACGCAGGCGATCGCCGCAGGCGCCGTCGACGTGCTGAACGGCGCGGGACTCCTGACGACGTGGCCGGTATCGGGATCGCCGCCGACGGGCTGGACCTATGGGGGCACGGGCACGAACTCGCGGGTCGGCACGCCGAATTACCCGCAGGACTACTGCATGAACATGTCGACGACGCATCAGTATACGAGCGTCGATGATGCGCTCTACGCCTATGTGACGACTCCGTTCCTCGCGCCGGGGCAAACCTATCGCATCAAGTTCACGCTCGACCGGATGACGGCCCCGACCGGCACCGTGCTGACCGGCGGATTCATGGTGCGCACCGATCTCGGCCTCGGCAACGATGGCGCAGTATCGAGCTCGTATCTCGGTCCGTATCTGCAGGCGCCGATCTTCGGCAGTCAGCAGTACACCTTCGAGTACACGGTTCCGAACGACGGCACGACGCGCACGCTCTACATGATCATGGTCGGCACCGGAGCCAGCAATCCGGCGTGGACGTGCGCATGGCATGGTCTCACGGTCGAGCTTCTCGGCGGTTTCGAGGAGGCGCCGCTCTCGTCGATCACGCTCGAGGATTACTACACCGAAATCCTGTACCTGCGCGCGTACGAGGATACGAGCGCATGGGACGCAACGAGCTTGCAGGCGATCGACGCTGCGACGGATTACGGCTTCGGTATCCACTTCGATTCTGCGCCGAACATCCTGCGCGATTGCCTCCTCGGTCCGCTGCCGTCGTATTGCGCCGATCTTGCGACGAACGCGGATGGGCAGCTCTATGCCTTCCAGCTCGTCGATCCGAAACTGCAAACGCCGGTCGCCGGATTCGACCTCACGAACACCGAGCGGCCGATTGCGATCTCGCCGGATCGTGCGTCCTATCTCACGACGGTCATGGGCGCGCGGCGGAACTGGACGATCTCCGGACCTGCGGACTTCGTGACCGATTACGCGCTCGTGCCAGCCGACGTGCGCATGCGCTACGGCCGCACGAGCCAGTACCAGGTCACGGCGTCGAAAACGCCGGCCGGCCAGTATGCGCACGCGATCGGCGCGCCCGTCTTTGATTCTCTGCTCGACGATCCCGACGATGCGCAGACGGAGATCGACCGCGTCGTAGGACTCTATGCGCCGGTCGTCTACGACGACGGCACAGTGTTCAACGGCAAGCGCCAGTTCGTCACCTTCACGGTCTACTTCGACGATGCGGGCGTGCTCGGCGATCAGACATTCGGCGCGCTGACGGCACCTGGATTGCTGCTCGGCAGCACGGTCGAGCTGACCTATTCGCATTCGAACGGCGTCATGATGTTCGATCAGACGCCCGTATTCGTCTGCGGGACCGAACTGTTCCCGTTCGGCAACAAGATCACGATTATGGGGTGGTACTGATGGATACTCAAAGTTTTACGCAGCACAAGGAAGTTTTGGCTCGTCTCGACCGCATGATCCGCCTGCTAGAAATGATCGAGCGTCACACTTCGCCATCAATAGCGGCGCGCGAACGCGTAGCGGTTGAGGTGCCGGATTGCGCTGCCAAGCCTGACGGGATGAATTAAGCATGCTCCTAGGCTACGGCGGTTACACCTGTACGGTCGCGATTACCGGACAGTCCGGCAGCGGCGCCGCATTCCTCACGTCCTCGTCGGCGCTATTCGACGGACGGACCGGCAGCGGCACGACGCTGCGCTGGACGAACGGCACGCAAACGACATCGAGCTACGTCGAGTTCACGGTCACGATCACCGCCAATCCGTTCGGCGAAGCCTCGCCGCGCAAGGGCGTCGCGGCCTTCATCAACGTGCAGGGCGTGCCCTACAATCTGCGCACGGTCATCGGCGGCGTCACGCAACGCCTGCGCTACGGTCCGCGCATGGAGCTGTGCGCGTGGGCGTTCCCGTTCGCGAACGGCACGACGTGCGTGATGCGGCTCTACAACGACGACGGCACCGTCACGCCGCCGATCGCCGCGGCCGGCACGATCGCGATCGGCGAGCTCTTCGTCGGGCGCGTCATCGACCTGCCGACGCTCGTGTTCTCGAACCCATCGCGCGCACCGCAGGACCCGACTGCGTTCAACCGCAGCGGGGGCGGCCAGCTCTGGCAGCTCATGCGCAAGCCGTGGTGGCAAAACGGTGCTCCGCTCGGACGCTACACGATCAGCGAAGCGAAGGGCGGCTCGGCCGGCGGAGGCGTCGCAAATGGCGGCAATCCCGCCGGGCTTATCGACATCCAGACGCTCGCGATGCTGCTTTCGACGACGCCGGTTTGCGCGATCTGCGATACGCCGTTCGGCGACAGCTTCACGACGTCGAACGGCATCAGCTACGACCAGGATTTCATGCAGGGCAACTGGCTCCTCGCGCGCCCGTCGCAGATGCCCGGCCCCGTTCTCGATCAGGCGCCGCTCTGGAGCTGGTCGCCGCAATTTCAGGAGGCGTCATGACGACGAACCGCATCGGCTGGGCGCTCAACGAGTACACGTTCAACGTCAAGGCGGGATCGAGCGGCGGCTACCAGTTCACGCTCACGGTCACGCAGGCCGACGACTCTGCGCTGCCGAGCTACGACGGCTGGACGGCGACGATCGCATTCTTCCTCGGCTATGCATCGACGGCCGCGCTCACGCTGACGCCGAGCGTGACCGGCGACGACGTCGCGAAGACGCTCACCTTCGACGTGTCGCTCGATCCGGCCGACACGGCGAGCCTCAAACCCGGCAATTACGTCGGCTCGGTGTGGATGACCGATCCCTCCGACTCAGGCCAGTATTGCCCGGCGCAGCTGACTCTTACGGTGGAGAATCACAACGTATGAACATCGACCTTTCCAGGCCGGTTGTCTGGACGGTACTCGGCAATTGCAACGTCGACGATCTCGAGAAGTTCGTCGAGTGGTCGCGACATGGCGACACGATCAAATTTCGCATCGTCTACAAATACGAGGGCGAGATCGTGCGCGAGGACGCGCACGCGCACGTCATCACCGGACTTTCCACCATCGCCGAACAAGCGGCAATCGCATAGGAGTCAGCGTCATGGCAAACAGCCAGGCCATCGCCACCAGCTTCAAAGTCGAAATCCTCAACGGCATCCACGCGCTCGGCACGACCGTCACGCGCGGCGCGACGACGGCCGACACGTTCAAGGCGGCTCTGTTCCTCGCGTCCGCGTCTATCGGCGCGGCGACGACGGCCTACAGCGCGACCGGCGAAGTATCCGGCACGAACTACAGCGCAGGCGGCGTCGCGTTCACATGGGTCGCCCCGACGTCGAGCGGCACGACCGCCTATTCGACGCCGAGCGCGACGATCACCTACACGAACGTCACGCTCTCGACGGCGTTCGATTGCGTGCTGCTCTACAACTCGACGCAGAGCAACAAGGCCGTCGCCGCCTACACGTTCGGCTCGCAGACGATCACGGCGGGAGATTTCTCGCTGACGATGCCGACGAACAACTCGACGACGGGCCTGCTGCGGATCGCGTGACGTGGGCGTTGTCCAGTCAACGGGCGAAAGCCTTGCGCTTCCGTCAGGTACCGGCAATAGCTACACGTTCACGCCGTCGACGCCGTTCACGGCGGGCAATCGCGTCATCGTATCGGTGTGCGTCTTCAACGACACCGGACTTAATTTCAACACTGCGCTCTCCGGAACCGTCAACGGCAATGCCCTGACGGTTCATACATCAGGCACGAACAACGGAGACAATTTTTCCGGCGCCATTCTTTCCGGCGTGGCGGGCAGCGGCAGCGCTGGCGTCACCGTCACGTTCTCGTCGAGTCCTTATTCCGGTGGCGGCGTTTATATCGCGGCGTCCGCCGTCGAATGCGACGACATCAGCAGCGTCGACACGGGTTCCATAGCGACGAACGCCGGGCACAGCACCGCAATGGCGGTTACATCCGGCTCGCTCGCGAGTGCGACAGAGCGTCTCTTCGTGCTCGGCATGATGGGGAATGCGCAGAGCACGTCCGTCACGCTGCAGGGTGCCGACACGCAGGTCTACCAGGACGGTGACGGCAACAACTCGTGCCCCTCGGTATTCGCCTATCGCGGCAATACCGGGACGGGAGGGCAGGCTGTCTCATGGACCGCGAGCCCCACTACCGAATGGGGAATGCTCGTTGTCGGATTCCAGCTTTCCGGCGGGGGCGGCATTACCCTATCCGGCAGCGCCGCGACAAGTGCAGCCAGCAGCGTCGGCAACACGCATGCGCGCGCGGCGACGGGCTCGAGCGCGACGAGCGCGGCGGGTACGCTCGCGGCGCGCATTCCGCGCACACTGACCGGGCAGGCGGCGACATCGGCCCGAGGCACGCTCACAGCGGCGCGCGCGGTCGCGCTGACGGGTTCTGCTGCGACGACGGCGCAGGGCACCGTTACGCCGGCCGGGAACGTCTCGGTCGCGCTCACCGGCGAGGCGAGCACCGCCAGCGCGGGGACTGCTACGGCGGCTTTCTCGGTCGCGGCGTCGGGCTCAGCGGCCACATCCGCGGCGGGCACCCTAGGCGTCAGCGCAGGCGGCTCTGCGGCGCTCTCCGGCGCCGAGGCTACATCGGCCGCGGGAACGGCGACGGCAGCCGCTACGCTCGCCCTGAGCGGTTCTGCGGCCACTTCGGCGCAGGGCAGCGTCAGCGTATCGGCAGGCGGCAGTGCGGCGCTGTCGGGCGAGGCCGCGACAACGGTGCAGGGATCGATCGCGCCGTCAACTGCGCCCGCGCTCAGCGGGGCCGCTGCGACCTCGGCGCCAGGCACGCTCGGCATTCTCGCCGCGCTCGGGCTGACGGGCACCGCGTCGGCGACCGCGCAGGGCGTCGTCTCGACCGGCGGTAGCGTCAACATCGCGCTCATGGGGCAGGCTGCCTCGACCGCCGCGGGGACGATCACCATTCCTCGCTCGCTCGGCCTCACGGGCAGCGCCGCGAGCTCGGCGGCCGGCTCCGTTCAGGCGCCGCGCGCGCAGGCGCTCGCAGGCTCCGAAGCCGCGACCACGACAGGCACGGCTTCCGGCTCGATCGTCGTCGCGCTGACCGGGCTCTCGGCGTCGGCAGTGGCCGGGCAGATTCTCGTGCCGCGCCTCGTCGCGCTCAGCGGCGTCGAAGCCGAAACGGAGACCGGGCGCACCGGCCCCGCGTCGGTCCCGCCGTACCTGCGCGGCGTCGTCGTCGCTAACGTCGGGCAGAGCGCCAGCATGGCCATTGTGAATGCGGGCTCGACCGCATCGCTATCCGTCGCCAACAAAGGCACAATCTGTACAACGTCGATCGAGGATATGAACGCATGACCGACTTTGGAATCGTGGTATCCCTTGGGGGAATCGCCGTCGCGATCCTCGGGCATGCGGTCGTCGTCGCGCTGCAAATCTTCAAGGGTCCGAAGGAGAGCATCGCAGAGCTCGTTGCCGAAGTGCGCAATCTTCGAAACGAATTCAACACGGCCGGCAAGCAGCTCGAGCGGCACGATGCTTTGCTCGCGTCGCTCGACAAAACCATGACGCGGCTGATCGACCGTTTCGACAAGATGGAAGCAAACAAGGGGGAGCGCCGTGGGGCAAGATGAAACGCTCGCAAAAATCGACGCGCTCGTGCAGCGCATGGATGCGTATCTCGAACGCGAAATCACCTCGGGACAGACGAACACCATCCGCGTGGATGGCGGCATCGTCGCAACGATCTCGTGCGTCGCGATGCTGTTCGTCGTTCTCGCGCTCATGATCTTCGAATCTCGCAGCTACAACGATCTGTCGCGCAAGGTCGACAGGGAATCAACCGAGATTCGTCAGGAATTCACGCCACAGCTGGACCAGCTGCGCGCATGGAACGACGTCAACCGCGGCAAGATCGCCGTGCTCGAAGCGAAAATCTCACCCCCACCACCGGAGACGAAATAACATGGCAACCACGATCATTATCGGCGGCTCTGGCCGCGCGCACGCCGCTGTCGACAACGCGAATCACGATGCGAGCGTCAATAGCTGGACGCAGGCGCAGAAGGACGAGATGGCCGACCTGTTCGACAACTTCGCCAAGCAGGTCGATACCAAGCGCACGGCGTTCAACCAGGCATGAACGTTCGCGACCTGATCGAATCCGACGAGGGGCGCATTGCGCACGCCTACAAGGATTCGCTCGGCTACTGGACGATCGGCGTCGGGCGGCTTATCGACGAGCGCAAGGGTGGCCACCTATCCGACGCCGAGATCGACATGCTGCTCGACAACGACATCGCCTCGTGCGTCGCCGCGTTATCCGATGCGCTGCCGTGGTTCTCGAAGCTCGACGAAGTGCGGCAGGCGGTGCTCATCTCGATGGCATTTCAGCTCGGTGTCGCCGGGCTCCTCAAGTTCCAGATCACGCTCGGCAGTGTCGAGACCGGCGACTACACGACAGCTGGCGACGAAATGCTGCAATCGCGATGGGCGAAGCAGACACCCGAGCGAGCTCGAAGGCTCGCCGACATGATGCGAACCGGCCGATGGCCGGCAACCTGACAGGAGTAATCTCCCATGCAATTCATTGACAACTGGTGGAGCGTCATCAAGGCGTCGGCAACGACGTGGATCGGGCAGATCATCGGCTATTCACTGATCTTCTACGCCTACGTCAATTCGTCGAACGATCACATCAAGGATGTGTTCTATTTCACGGCATGGGGCGATTGGGTGCCGTGGGTCGCCGGTCTTGCGACGGCATTCGGCATCCCGATCGCGCGGGCCGTGAAGCAGCAGTCCGTCACCAACGCAACCAACAAGTGAGGAACCCATGAAACTGCTATTGGCTTTTCTGCTTTTCATCCCGCTCGCGCTCGGCGGATGCAAGACGATGCCAGAACCGAAAAACGCGAACGGCACGCTGAATCCGTCCGTCGCGATCGGCGAGGCATCTCTCGGCTATGCGCGGCTCGCGAATCAGGCACAGGTCTACATCGAGAAGTGCCGAGCCGCGCCGACATCGATCGGATGCAGCGATGCGAACATCGCGAAGGTCAAGGCCGCAACGGTCAAGGCCGACGCTGCGGTGAAAGCCGCGCTCGACGGCATCAAGGCGAACCCGAATGCGGGTGCGTCCACGATCGACGGCTACATCGCCGACATCAACATCGCGCTTGCGCTTTTGCAGGCGCTCGTTCCCGCCAACGGAGGCTGACCCATGGATCCCGCACTGATTCTCCAGATCGAACAGCTTTTCGCATGGGTCGCGTCCGGGCTCCTGAAGTGGAAGCAGAGCGACGGCACCGACGCGCCGTGGGTCGCGGTGTTCAAGTCGCGCCTCGCCGCGAACGAGCCGCTGTCTGCCGACGAGATCGATGGCATTCGCGCCGTCGTCGACGCCGCAACGCAGGGCGTTCTAAACGCGTAACCCAGCCGGAGCCGTCGCATGAACCCGATCCTGAAGTTCTTCGCGTATATCGGCCTTGCGCTCGCCGCGATCGCAGTGCTTGTTTCCGATGCCTTCGCCGGCTCCGGCCCCAGGCCGAGCCCGAAGCAGACGGTCACGCTGACCTGCGGCGGACAGGCGCGGACGCTGAATGCGACGGCTCCCTCGGTTTGCCTCACCCGTTCCTCGTCGGTTCTGCAGGGCCGCGTCGGCTCGTGCACCGCCGGGAGCTACGTGCAGTGGCCGAACACCTGCGGCGACCCTTCGGTACACTGGTCCATCCAGGACACCTGTGGCCCTCAGCCCGCGCCATTGAGCCGCCATGCCCCGTGTCCGGCCGGAACCACGGGTAGCGGCTGGGATCAGACGGCGGCGTACAGCGCCTCGCCTGCGCCCGTCTGCTGGGTATTGGGTCCGTACCTGCCGACCGATCCGCCGGCCGGCGTATGCACACCCGTCGAGCCGCCGCCGGGCGGTGCGCTCAACATCGACTTCGGGTTCGTCGATCGCGCGAGCCCGGAGTTCGCGGCCTTCCTCAGTTTCGCCAACCGCACCGACGAGGCCGACCCGCAGACGCTCGCCTATGCCTATCGGATGACGCAGAGCGCCGACTACTGTGCGCGCGCGGTCCCGCAGGTCGCGGGCTGGATGGCGAACCCCGGCGAGATCGCGGGCGACTCCTACCTCCAGATCGATCAGTACCTCGCACCGGCCATGATGGTCCGCGAGTGGTGTCCGAACGTATCGAGCTCGCAGCGAGCGGCGTGGCTCGCGACCGCAAAGTCGCTCGTCGACGCCGTGTGGGCGCAGGGCTGCGCGGGCTGGGGCGTTTGCGACTTGCAGAACAACTACCACGCACATTTCGTCCGCGCGACCGTGTACGTCGCGATCGCGAGCGGCGAGCAGTCGCGCATCACCTTCGCGCTCGGCAAGCTCAACGAGCAGCTCGCGGCGCTGAACGCCTCGCAGCCCGGCGGCGGCTCGCTCGAGGGAAAGGGCTACCAGTACGCATGGAAGTGGCTCAACGATTCCGCGCTCGTCGTGCGCGATTCCGGCTTTGGCGACGTCTTCAATTCGAACGGCTACCTCAGCGCGAACACACTCGAATGGGTGCATGCGACGACGCCCGATATGCAGCACTTCGCGCCGATCGGCTCGCAGCCGCGCGATTCGGCCGCATCGATCTACGACTACCAGGCGGGCAGCGTGCGCGAGGGCTGTTATCAGACGACCAATGCAGCGGTGCGTGCGGCAGCGGGGTACTGGACGGCGAAGATCCCGCTCGAGTTCTACCGCGCGAATACGTGGGACGATCTGTGGGCGTGCCCGACGAGCTCGACGCCACCCGCGCTCGTCTACAACGCGCCGCACGTCGCGATTTATGCGCGCACGGCGTGGGCTCCGAGCGCTACCTATCTCGTCGCCGTCACCTACGATCGCTCGCAGTCGCACGCGCATTCCGAGTTCGGCGAAGTGCTGTACTGGCGCAATGGCGCGTGGGGCGTGACGAGCGGGCAATCGCTCTCGCATTCCGGCATCAACGGCGAGCCGCCTGACTGGAGCGTGCGCGCGAAGTCGGTCGTCGGGTTCTCACAGGGCGGCACACTGCTCCGCCCCCTCGAAGGCTTCCCCGTCGTCTCGAACTACACCGAGAACCAGACGACCGGCGCGATGCACGTCACGCTCGACATGTCGGCGAACTATGCGGGCATGGGTGTGACGAAGTGGGTGCGCGACATCGATTTCGCGAACGGCGTCGCGACAGTCGCCGACAGTGTCGTGCTAGCGAACTCGTCGCTGCAGGCTGGTCAGCAATGGATCGTGCCGGGATCTTCGGCGCCGACGTGCTCGGGCAACATCTGCATCGGCGGCAATACGAAGTTCACCGTCGCCTCGCCGACGCCGATGCAGTTCACGGTCAAGCCGCTGTCGTCGTTTGACTCGGACTTCGATCGAGGCGGCTACGTGCTGACGATTGCATGCAACGGCGGATGCACGACGCGGCTTAGTCCTTAGCGCCCGACACGCGCACCCGCTCCGCTGCTTCAAGTGCGGCGCGAATGCGTGAAGGAGCTTCGTCAAGGTCCGTGCCGGATTTCTCGAACACGTCACGCAACTCCATCTGCACGGCGCTTACTTCCGCATCCATCACAACCGCCGCATCGTCACCTGCGGGTGCGGTGGGGAAGTCACCATATTTCAGGTAATACTCCTGCGCCCGCTCGGCCGCACCGATGAGCGTCGATACCTTGCATCCCGCCTTGATTACGCCGTGACCGACGCGGCAGTCATTGGCGAGTACGGCATCATCTCCCTGACCGCGCGCAGCGGTGTCGAGGTAGTGGCGGCAGAGCGCGAGGATGGTTTGCGGGTCGCGCGTTGCGTCCACAAAATCCCACCATTCCTGATGCTCGTGCGACTCCTTACCGATGGCCTTCTCACACAGCACCGCCAGCCTCTCCACATCCTGCGCCGTGAGCGTGGTCATTTCGATCTCCTCAGTACAGGTTTTCGCTGAAAAGGTAGCCGCCGTCGATGGTGTCGCCACCGCAGCGGTAAAGGATTTGCCCGGCAGCCTCGGCGACTTTCCACGCTTCCTGTCGCGTCATATACACGCCGCGCTGGTCGATAAAGCCCTGCGCGTCCGGCTCGTGCAAAAACTCCTTGCCGATACGCGCACGGGTCGCGTGCATGATGCCGTCCATATGGCGTGCGCCGACGATGAACGTACCGTCTTCGAGCTTGCACGCCGCGCAAACAACACGACGCTGATTGTTCATCCCCTCACCTCCGTCCCGTCACCGTCTGCGGGGATGACGGCGCGTGTATTCGTCATGGCCGTCCTCATCGCGCATGTCGAGCACGGGGTTAGTTTCTTGACACGCTCGTACTCATCCAGCAGCGCGCCCGCATCCGATTCCGTCGGCTGCCGATACGCGGCGCGGGGTGTGGGTGGGGTGGCTGTGCTCATTGCATCAGCGAGCGCCTTCTCCGCTGCTTTCAGTCTTGCATCAGCTTCGCGACATTCATCGCGGCTGTACATGTCGTCGTCGTAGATATGCTTTCGATGAGCGCGCGCGTCAATCACATAATTTTCAAGCCTGACGATCAGGTCGTAGTCCGCCTTTCCTCGTCGTTGCCAGTAATCGACACTACTCACCGCCTGCCCCACAGCCGCAGCGGCGTTTGTGTCGAGTTCTTCACGCAATTCCTCAAGCGTCTGAGGCGGCGTATCCGAGAACGTGTAATCGCCGGGCTTGCCGAGAGGCCGAGGACTCTTGAAACTGACCGACTGATGCGGAACAGCGGCGTTCGTGTCGGACGCGCGGGCGCGTTCGGCGAATGCGTCTGTTACGTCCTCTGGCGTAAGTGCCCAGATGACTCGATGCCCCTTGCTCAATGCCGCCTGAGCGAGGCGTTCGTTGAGGAACGCAGCAGTCAGCGCGTCGGCCGTCACCCCCTCAACCGCCGCCCGATCCGAAGGGGGTGCGGCGTAGGCGTACTCACGTTGCATTCCGTCGATCTTTCGATCGCGCTCCTTCGACCACGGAATCCAGCCGCATGCGTAACTCGGATCATCGATCGCAACCCAACGCATAAGCATTGGCTCACTCGCCTCGCTCGCGTTCGCGGTGCGGGTGTTCCATGCGCGCATCGCCGCCTCTTTGTTGCCGGTGTCGAAGCAGACAAACAGGAACGATCCCCGGCACGGTGAGTTTTCCGGACATACCGCGCCGATCGTTTTGCCGTCTTCGAAGTCCTGAAATACAGGCTGCATCCCGCAAAACGGGCAAGGCAGCAGCGCATCGCGCTCCGTCGTGTTCGTGGTCATTTCGGCCTCCGGTGAACTGTCCAGCCCTTGCGCACAAAACGCGTGAGAGGCTGAAACGGGTGATATTCGGTTTCAAGTACGCGCTCCGCTGCCCATTGCATGCCTTCGCCTATTAAGGCGATCACGTTGAGCGCGAGCACGATTATGTAGATCGGGATCAGCAACGGCAGCGCGACCCACCAGCGCCAGTTTCGGAGACAGTTACCGACGAACATGTGCCACATCACTTCTCCCCCTGCGCCGTCGTGGTGAGGGCGGCGTGCAAAGCATCTTCCTCGGCTTCCGTGAGATCGCCGTACATGTGCTTTCGTGCATTCACGGCAACTACTAGCCCATTCAGCCGCTCCCGCAGCGCCGCGTTTTCGGCCGATAGGCGCATGGATGCCTCGGTCAGATCGCGATTGACGTTGCCGGATAGGGTCAGCAGCCGATTCGCTTCCGCCACTTCGCGCTGTGCTGAGGCGAGTTGTTCTTTTGTATCGCAGAATTCGCAAATATCGAGTTCGTCGATGCGCAGGTTGCAATGGCATACACGACACGTTCTCATCGTCCTTCCCCCTTCGCCTCGTCCGCGTGTGTTGCGGTAAGGGCTGCGTCAATATGCGCGTCGGCTGCTTCCGCGTGTTCCCACGTGTTACGCCAGTTTCCCCAATCGCTAACAAGGTGGCGTGTGATGTACGGGTGATCGCTGTCAGGATCGGAATCGTCACGGAGGAAACGATACCGCTCCGCATCCTTCCGCATCTCCTCCCGTTCGGCGCGGAGGCGTTCGAGTTCGGCGATGACGCTTTCGACTGTTCGATGGATGAATACGTCGTCATCGGTTTGTTTGGCCGGGATCGACAGGCGAGGGCCGCGACGTTCATTGCACATCAGGCAGACGCGCAGGTCGATGTCGCGCAAATCCGCAACCAGCCTCTCCATATCACTCATCTGCTGCGCGGGGAGTGGGGTCATGCTCATGCCGTGATCTCCCATCTGAATTTCGTTTGTGTCGGATGCTGGTCAATACGTTCGCGCAATTCTCGATTCCATGAGCCACCTCCAGCTTCGCCGATAAGCGTCATTCCGGCAGCGCGACAGCTCGCTCCGCCTTCCTCGGGCAGCGTGTACGTCACGAGACGTCGATAGCCAAGGGCACGCACAGATCGCCATGCGGCGCGGTACAGCATCGAGCAGACGTTGCGTGTGCCATCCGTGCAGAGCCGCGTGACCTCGGCAGTGAACCCGTCCTGCAACATGCGCGCGATCGGGCGGCCGACAATCGCGACGCCCACCGTTTTTTCGCCGTCGTGAGCTGAAACGCATGAGATGCAGCCGCGTGCCGGTTTATGGTGACGATGCTTCTCGGCCACGAAAGCGTTGGCCGCACGAAGCGTTATGGGGCGAAGCTCAATCACGACAATCTCATCCTCATTCGCCACGAGCGCGGCGGGTTGGGTGTCAGCCGCTTACGATGATTGCGCCGGAGCGCGGCCCCATCTGAACATTCTTGCGTTTGCTCATGTTGGGGAATACGGCACTCTTGCCGTTGGGGTGATCTTCCGGTTCGTGCGTCGGATCGAACCATTCGCCACCGAAACACGATCCGTAAACTTTGCCGCCGTCGAATGCGTATGCGTAGTCGGTCGTATGACTCGTATCCCACGGCCACGGCCAGCCCTCATTGGGGAAAATGCCTTCGTTGTTGCGAAGGAACTCTTCGACGCGAATGCGGTAAGTGTCAGCGTCCTCCGACGCGAAAACCGGGGCATCGATACCTGGCGGATAGCCGTCCCAACCGATGCTGCCAATCCATTCGGCGTGTTCGCCGCGACCAACGTAGAAATCAGCTCGTGTGCCCACGTTCGTATCCTCACTATCCGTCTATTCCGCGAGACGGCGGCGCTTGCTATCGCGTTGCCGGGTTGCTCTTGATCGACACCTTGCAGCCGATCGTCGTGCAGAGCGGATCGCCGGGCGTCGACGCCTGGTTGTGGAAACGGATGTTGAGGTAGTACGTCGTCAGCGGCGCGAGGCCGCAGAACGCCGATGTTGAGCTACCGATGCGGTAGACCATGAACTGCGAGGCATAGGCGCCGATCGGCCCCTTCGAGCACGCCGGCTCGCCGCCGAAGTCGCCGCAGGTGCGCGCGATCGACACGTCGAGGTTGCCGGCCGTGTAATAGCTCATCATCGAGAGCTGCGACAGCCCGGTCACCGTCGTCGTCGTGAACGGCACGCATACCATCTGGTTCGTGCGCATCGTCCACTGCGGTGCGGCGCCGCCGGCTTTCGGCCATGCCTCGCCGGGCAGCGTGATCGAGACGCGGCCGAAGGTTTCCTCCCAGCGCGTCAGATCCGCCGACCGCGCGGCGGTCGATGGCGGGTAGGACACGTTCGCGCGCGTCAGCCGGTTGGCTGGCGGCGGCGTCACGCCGCAGTCGCCGCGGAAGTCGTAGGTGCTGCCGCTGACGACGAGTGCTGGCGCACAGAACGCCGGAGCGCCGTTGCGCAGTACGTTGAAGTCGGCGGCTCGAGCGCGGCCGCAGTAGGCGGCAAAGCCGAGGATCGCGGCGAAGAGGAGGAGGAAAAGCCAGTTCGTGCGGGTCATTTCGTATCTCCGGTAGTGGATTCAACGCGCGTAGTCTTCGACCAGCCGAGATCCTTCAGCTTCGCTTCGATTGCGGTGCGGCGCGCGGTGAAGATCATCTCGGCTTCGGCGCGGGTGACGGCGAGGTGTTCGGTCTCCAGCCCGGTGCTGCTTTCCGGAAGCTCACGGTCAAAATCATCCATCCACGCATCGCGTTGGTCATTGCACGCCTTGAGCTCCGACGTGACCGCGTGCAGGGCTTCGACGGTTTCTGCGTTGAGGCACATTTAGCGCACCCCCAGCGATGTACGGAGCGCCAGCACCCATTCCGTGCGAGACTTTGCGCGGTCGATTTCTTTCTGGTTTTCCTCACCGTGATAGCCAACGTCACGGCTCAGGCTAGAAATCTGCGCCTGTCGCCACTCGCTGCCAGACATGCGAACCGGCGCTGACAGGTATTCCATGGAGCAGTCGAACTTGATCGACTCAGTGATCTGTTCGCGCATGAAGGTCTTGAGGCCTTCGTGCTCGGGCGTCGGCGGCGTCCACGCATCGACGTCGAGAAGCATGCTCTCATACTTCGCCTTGAGCGCACGATTTTTGGCGATGCGCTGCTGATGTGCGGCGAACTCTCTTTCGTAGTCGGCCTTTGCCGCCGCCTCGCATTCATCGCTCGACATCGCCTGCACTTCGGCGATCTGTTTGGCTGACTCCTTCAGTCGTTGCGCGTGGTAGCCGCTCGGCTCAAAACGATCGGGGATCTTCTCGCCGCCGCCGCCTTCGTCGCGCAGCGACACGCAGGCGCCGAACGCTCTTGCGCAGTTCATCGCGAAAGTACGGAAGTCGATTCCGTCGGCAATCGCGGCGGTGTATCCGGTAGGCATCAGATGGGCTCCTCGGGCGATTCTGCGGACTCCTGCGCCACGTCCGGCTCCGAGTGCTGCACCGGGTCGGGTGCGAGCGCGCGAAGCGCTGCGGGGCGGCTGGGATCGCCTGGCACGGCGGCTAGATTCCCGCCGAACCAATCTGCCACCTTCGATTGCCCGTCGCGGAGCGACGTGAACACGGCCGTCAGATCGGCGATGTCATCGGGCGTGATCTCCTCGATCTTGTGCCCGATTTTGACCTCGATCTGCGCGGCCGTGACGCCGAAGCGCGCGAACGCGACGACCATCTTCCGCGCGCGATCCGACAGCGGCTCATCGCTGTTGCCGGCGACCGTCTTTCGGCACTGCGCGACGGCGGCTTCGATGATGTCGGGAGGGATGATCGCCAAGATGCGCGCGCGGAGGCGCCGCGCCGCCTGGTTTGCGGTCAGCTCATAGATGTCGCGCTCATCCGTCAGCAGCACCCCGCCGCCCCTCTTGTCGCGAATATGGCGTACCGTGAACTGCTGCACGCTGCGGACATTCGTCTCCTCGTCCCACGCGAACGCCTCCATCTCGGACACGTTGTCGCGCCGGCTGAGCTCGCGCGTGCCGTAGCTCATGTTGCCCCAGCAGCGCGCGAGCTCTTCGGCGAGCCGGATCGACGGCCCCGTGATCGTCTGCCCGGAGCGCGGGAAGGCATACATCGCGCCTTCGGCGAGCGCCGGCCGCGAACACGATTCGATGATCGCAGAGTAGGCACGTGCCTGATCGCGAGGAAACCGCTTCGCGATCACGAGCTTGCCCTGCGCCTCGGCGATCGCACGATCCGACTCGATCGCGACCGCGCCCGCGTTGACGTGCGCCGGAAGCTGCGAGCGAGCGAATGGATTGCTCGGCGAATCCGTGCGCACGATGTCGTTTGCTTCGTCGTTCATTGCTCACTCCTCAGTGAATTAGTGCTGCTAGCCCGCACCGACGAGCAGCGCGCCGGGGGAAGGTTCGAATCCGCGCTGAGGGAGGAGGCGGACTCGGGAGTTGCGGGCTACTCCTGCGCTCATCAGAAACTCGGTGCCGGATCGGTAACAACTTCGGTCATCGTGGCCGTGACGATCGCTTTCGCGACGGCATTGATCGCTTTCGTCGTGTCTGCAAGCGTATAGTCGATGACGCCGCTCGCGCTTCGATACGGCGCGACCGCGGCGAGCATGTCGTTGTGGATCTTGGCAAGCCGTTCGGGGTCATCGATGCGGAAGCTCACGACACCGCCTCCGTCTTCGACGCCAGCGCCTTGAGCAGGTCTTTCGACGTCGCGACGCGCACGTCCATCGCCATCACGAGCTGCTCGCTGCCGTCCTTCTTCGTCAGGATGAAGCCGCGTTCCTCGGTCGGCGGCGTGCGCGGGGCGCGGGGGTTCTTCTGGTCGGTCATGCTCACTTGCTCCTCTTGGGTTTTTGCGCGGCTAATTCGCGCGGCGTTGGTATGTTGTATTGGATGCACTTCCGGCGAAGGGTGACTCGCTCAATGCCTAGTGATTCGGCGGCTCGCATTTGATTGCCGTTGAAGATTTTGAGCCGCTCCAGAATTGCCGATGCCTCGATGCTTCCAACGATCTCGTCGAGCGTGCGCAACGTGTAGTTGTCCGGGTTCATGACTTGCGCTCCGAAATTCTAAAGTCCCTATAACCACGTCGCGTGTACGCCGAGATCTCCGCATCGCCGATCATCTTCGCGCTGAGGTTGTAGGACAGGCCTTCGACGCGTTCGGCGTCGCCGATCTTTTCTAGCAGTTGAGCCTTGAGAGCCTTCTTTCCCTTCTCCATCGCGGAGCATTCGTCGGCCACGATCTTGTAGCGCGACATCAGCGCCTCGACTTCGCTCGTCGCCTCGATCACCTTCCCCGCGCTCGAATAGCCGTGCAGCCGCGAGATAACCTCGTAGTCGCGCGCGTAGTCCGGCGCTGGCGGTTCCTTGAGTGACCAGAACCACGCAGCGAGGTCGAGGATGCGCTGCCATACCATCTCGTCGAACTCGCGGCGCAGCAGCTCGACGCGGTTGCCGCCGACGAAGGCAGCGATGTAGCCTTCGCGCAGACCGCTGACGCCAAGCTGGACTTGCAACTGGACTTCTATATGGCTTGGCGCTTCAAGCCCATAGTCTGTCTCAGCCCAACCATTTCGGAAGGCGAGACTATCCACGTTCTTAACTTCCAAAATCGCTGGCGATGGCGCCTCGATCTGGTAATCGAACGATGCGCCGACCCTGGCTTCAGGCAAGCGCGCATACTCCGTCATTGACCGAATCAGCATTCCGTTTTCGTCTGCGATTCCATGAGCGATCGCGTCCTGCAGAATCTTTCCCCACCGCATGCGCGTGTTTTCTTCGACCGCATCCTCGATGTTCCCCCGCTTCTTATGCCACAGGGAAAAAACGCTGTCGTACGGTGAGACGCCGAACAGAACCGCCGCTTGCGTTGACGTTATGTCAGCGCGACGCAATTCTTTCCAGTGATCTTCGCTGTCGGGAATGATGATGTCGCGGTTCATTTTCATCGCTCCTCGCTCCGCGCCTTCACCTCGGCCGCGATCAGCCCCATGACGATGCGAAGCTCAGCCGCGCGGATGTCGGCTTCTAGCGCCTCCTCTGTCGGCGGCAGCAGCATGAGCTCGACGACGCGCATCAGACGGAATCGCAGACTACGGTTCACGGCAACCTCCGCCGCAAACGCCGAGTGGTCGCGTATGAAGGTTGCGAGGTTGAGGGGCGCGGGGGCGATGGTGCTCATGCGATCTCCTTCGCCGCATTCATCAGCGCCGTCTCGCACTGCTCGCCAGCAGCCCAGCGCGCGACGACGGATTCGGTGAAGTGGAACCGCTGGGCGCCGTTGAGCATCAGCTTGTGGGCGCGGAGAGCGGCGTAGGCGCGGATGGTTTCTTCGTTCATCAGTCGAACTCCGATTCCGAAAGGAGCCGCACGCGACGCGGCGACGGTTCGTAGCCGAAGACCTCGCGGAAGTCGTCCGGCTGCACGTCGTTCGGTTCGGCGGCTTCGCGTTCGGCCTTCTCGCGAAGGGCGGTCATCAGGTCTTTCATGGGCTCCTCCCGCGGCACCCCGCCGCGATGGGTGAAGTAAAGCACAACAATCCAGCTTGCGCAAGCCCACTTGTGTTTTATTTTCTGGCGTGCCTAGAATGCGCCATGACCAAGACGCAGCTAAAGCGCAAGCTCCGGGCGCTCAAAGAGCCGGACACAAACCGTGCCATCGCTACGCTGTTTGGCATCAAGGAACAGGCAGTCCAGGCGTGGCCGCCGCATTCGAAGCTGCCCGAGCTTCGCATCCTGCAGTTGCAGAAGATGAGACCGGAGTTGTTCGCATGACTGCGAAGTACGCCAGCCAAACCGAAGTCAGCCCGGAGAAGACGCGCTCAGAAATCGAAGCGATTCTCAAGCGTTATGGCGCGGATCAATTCGGCTACATGACGACCTCGGAACGCGTCGCGATCGCCTTTCAGGCCCATGGCAAGCGCGTCAAATTCATTCTTCCTCTGCCTGATCGCAAGCACCGCTCGTTCACGCATCGCAAGGGGTCGTGGCAGATGCGTACCGAGAAGCAGATCGAATCGGCGTACGCGCAGGCCGTCCGCTCATGCTGGCGCGCATTGCTGCTGGTCATCAAGGCGAAGCTCGAAGCGGTCGAGGCCGAAATCACGACGTTCGAGGAGGAATTCCTCGCGCATATCGTTCTGCCGAACGGGCGAACGGTTGCGGACAATCTGCTACCGCGCATTGCTGATGCGTACCAAACCGGCGAGATGCCGCCGCTGCAAATAGGATTCGACCGATGAAATCGCGCGACCTGTTGGCGATCGATCCAGGAAACATCCAGTCCGGCTATGTCTGGCTGCGCGACGGCAAACCGCTTCTCTTCGGCATTGTCGCGAATGTCGAAATGCTGAAGGGGATCGACCAGTTTTTCCGCGCGGAGCCCGACAACGAGAAGCGCGTCGCGTGCGAGATCATGTACCCGCGCGGCATGCCGATGAGCATCGAGTCGATGGAGACGCTCATCTGGTCGGGACGCTACATCGAGCGATGCGCGGATGGCTGGAACGCCAGCGTGCAGCGCGTGAACCGGCACAAGGTGAAGCTGCACCTTTGCGGCAGTGCGGCGGCGAAGGACGGCAACGTGCGTCAGGCGATCATTGATCGCTTCGGCGGCAAGGAATTCGCGATCGGCCGAAAGGCACAGCAAGGCCCGCTGTACGGAATTTCATCCCACGTGTGGGCCGCGCTCGCCGTCGGGCTCTATGCAATCGATCGACCGGAGGTCGAGTGATGGCAGTTACGGCAAAACAATTGCGCGCCCTGCTGGAATATTGTCCGGCCACGGGGACTTTCACGTGGCGAGTGAAGCGCAATAATCGCACCAAGGGCGGAGAAGTCGCCGGGTACATCACATCGTTCGGGTATCGCCGAATCGAAATTTCAGGGGCTTCGTATGCCGCCCATAGGCTCGCATGGCTGTATGTTCATGGGGCGTGGCCGCGACACCAGATCGACCACATCAACAGCGACCGCGCTGACAATCGAATTGCCAATCTCCGCGACGTTACGCCGGCCGTAAATTGCCAGAACCAGAAGCGTTCTCACGCAGGATCGAAGGTGCCGTTTTTGGGCGTCTACCAGCGCGGCAAATCATACCGCGCGCATATTTCCTATAACGGTAAGCGCCGATGGGTAGGAACTTATGCGACGCCAGAGCTAGCTCATGCTGCGTATATTGAAGCGAAACGCGAATTGCACCCGGAGGCTCCATGACCCTTCTTTCCCGCCTCCGCGCGTGGCTGCGCCCCTATCCTGACGCCGCTGAAATGCAGGCGGCGATGCTCGCGGAAATTCCGCGCATCCAGCAATTTCGCAAAGAGATGCGCCGCGTTGAAGCTGGCGTTCGCGAGATGCAACGGCAGATCCGCGAGTCGTGCGTTGACCTCGGATTCTTCAACAGTCTCGGGAGCAAATCATGACATCGAACACCTATACCCTCGCCGAAATCCGCGCCGCACGCCGTGCCGCGATGGAGTTGCACCGCAAGTCGCTCATCCGCGCCGAAGCCGACCGCATTGAGCGCGGCTGGTCGAAGGACGACGACTTCGCCGACATCTGGCGCGTGCTCGGCATCGTCTCGGCGCTGATTCTCGCACTCGTGATCGGCCTCGGCATCTACTCGTTCGCGGCGAGCTCGGAGAAGATTGTCGAGGCGAGCGACATCCGCGCGCGCATCGAAGCGTGCAAGGCCGAGGGCAGAACGGCGCAGGTTTCGCGGGATGCGAATGGGGTGGTGCTGGCGGTGGAGTGTGGGCCGTGAACGAAAGACATATTTCGGCCGCCGCTGACGGCGCCGTGTTCGCGATCGGCATTGTCATTCTCTGCGTAAAACTAGGGGTTGCCCTTGGTGTTGGTATCGCCTGCATGGCCTACTACGTGAAGGGATGGCGCGAGTGATCTGGTATCTCCTCGGCTGCTGGCTCACCTGCGCGCTCGCCAACGCCGGCATGCTGCGCGAGCGCAACAAGGCGCTGTCGTGGTTCGTCGCCTTCACGTTCGCGCTGCTCGTCACGGCGTGCTGGCCCCTCGTCATGCTCAAGGTGCTCGGCGATTCCGTCGAGCAGTGGCGCGCACGACGCGCGTATCGGAAGGCGGCTGCGGCGACAGGGCCGGGGAGGATGGACGCGTGAAAAGTTGTGTCGGATGCAAATATCTGCGCGGCTTGTATTGCTCGAAGTTCGACGACAGCGAGTGGGTTCAGGATTTCTATAGCGGGCGAATGGTTTTGCGCTCCCGCAGCGGTGGATCCACCATGCGGCCTTTCGCATCTGCGGAGCGCGACATCAATGGGCGATGCGGGCCGGATGCGCTCTTCTATGCGCCGACACTGCTGCGCCGACTGGCGCGCTGGACGCTCAAAAAGATTCGGCCGGGGAGGATGGAGGGGTGAGCGAACAACTGCGCGAACGTCTTGAGCACTACGCCAAAGACGATGGCTACATGACCGCCGACGAATGTTTCTACGAATCGGCAACGTCTCTGCTGCAGCTCGGTCTGCTCGGTTTCTGCGCGTGCGGGCGACCTGAAGAAAATCTCGGCTACGTGCTCGACGGAATGGAGGTTTTGTTCGAATCGCGCCCCAGCATGTCAGAAGGCCGCGAAGCGTGGGATGCTTGGTATCGCCCGTGGCGTGATCGCGTTAGCGCTCACTTCAAAACATCCGAAGCCGAATATTTCTTCGCCTACTGGCTTGATCACGAGGGCTACGCGGACCACGGCGGATCGGTGCCGGGATGGCTGACCGGTGAAGGTGAAAAGCTGCTCGGACTCCTGCGTGAATGGGATGCGCTGACATCGCGCGAGGAGGACGACGAATGAGAAACAAACACGCCAACGCAACCGCCGACCAGTTCCACGCCGCCGAGATCAAGGCGACCGGCGAGCGCTACTGCGTCTACTGCCAGCGCCGCAAGCCCGTCGACGCGTTCGCGTATGTCAGGCCGCGGCCGTGCTGCAAGGCGTGCGAGGCGGATAGGAAGGCGCGGGCGAATGCGAGATGACGATCGCACGCCGCGATGGCGCACGCTCAAATCGACGGGCGCGAGAGTCTTCTGGCATCCGTGCTGCGTGTGCGGCGATCCGACAGCGCCCATCGGCATCGGCGATAACTGGTACTGCGGACCGCACAAACCGGAGAAGGGGAATGAGCAAGCGTTCAAGCTGGAATCCGCCGACGAGTGGCGAAGTATGGATCGGCAAGCGGAAGTTGCCGGTGGTCGCCGAGTCGCTATTCGGGGAGGATCCCGTCGCAAGCGTTAAATGGCGCCGCATCATCGCCGTGCGCGGCGGATTCGTGTTCTACAACTGCGGCGGCGATGACAACGGCGAATGCCGCATCGAGACGTTTCGGCGCTGGGCTCGCGAGAATGAAGCGGCACCGCGCAACGCTTGACGAGCTCGCCGAGCGAGCGCAACGATAACGATGCCGGGACAGAGGTTCGCTACCTTTGCTGCGCCTGACCGCACGCTCACCGGCACATCTTCAAATCCGTCAGGGGAAAATCCATGTCAGAAAAGTTGCCGACGCGCCGGAGGGAAGCTGATTCCCGCGGGGTGCGATCGTGAGCGCCTACTACAACGAGATCGATCCGTTCGCGGCGCAATGGCTGCGAAACCTCATCAGCGCCGGGCACATCGCGCCGGGCGACGTCGACGAAAGGAGCATCGAGGATGTCCGACCCGACGAGCTCGGCGGATACGCGCAGTGTCATTTCTTCGCCGGAATCGGCGTCTGGAGCTACGCCCTTCGTTCTGCCGGATGGCCGGATGATAGACCCGTTTTTACTGGAAGCTGCCCTTGCCAACCTTTCAGCGCGGCAGGTAAAGGCGCTGGGTTTGAGGACGAGCGGCATCTCTGGCCTGCATGGTTTCACCTCATCCGCGAGTGCCGACCTTGCGTCGTCTTTGGTGAGCAGGTTGCGAGCCCTGACGGACTCGCTTGGCTCGACCTTGTTCAAGCTGACCTGGAAGGAGCGGACTACGCCAGCGCAGCGGTCGATCTCTGCGCTGCGGGCGTCGGCGCTCCGCACATCCGACAGCGGTTGTACTTCGTGGCCGACGCCGGCCGCACACGAACCCGGCGGAACGCCGGAGCAGCAGGTTGCGCGACAAGAGCGGGCGAGGGCGCGCGGCGTAGCGATAGGCAACACGAAGCCGACGGGACTGTCGCTGGTGGCGCAGTACGCGAGCTGGCCAACGCCATGCACGCAGGACGGTCCGAAGGGCGGCCCATCACAAGGGACCGATCGACTGCTTGGAGCGGCGGCGCTCGCGAGTTGGCCGACGCCGCAGACGATGGACAGCAGCGGCGGCGGTCAAGCGAAACGTGCGATGGGCGAGTCGCGTCACGGCTCGAACCTCAACGACTTCGCGATGCTCGCGACGTGGGCAACACCAACAACGCGCGACTGGAAGGACGGCAGCTATCAGCCGAACGTGCCGGAGAACGCACTGCTAGGCCGTCAGGTGTGGCGGGCGGGATGGCCGACTCCGATGGCGGGGACGCCAGCGCAGAAGGGCTACAACGCAGCGGGAAATACGGACTCGTCACGCCGAACGGTTGCGCTGGTTTTTGGCGAAACGCCGAGTGGATCGCCTGCCGAGACGGGAAGCTCCGGCCAGTTGAACCCGGCACATTCCCGCTGGCTCATGGGGCTTCCGCCCGCGTGGGACGACTGCGCGCCTACGGCAACGCGATCGTCGCGCCGGTAGCCGAGACGTTCATCCGCGCGTTCATGGAGTGTCGGCCATGAGCGGGCGCCCCGTCCTCGTCATCCACGCCCGCCACGACGTCGCCGACGACTGGCTAGAAGGTCACTTGGAGGCCGCGCGCGCGGCGTTCGGCGGAGCGATGGATGTCGTCGCGCAGAGAGGCCCCAGCGGCGATCCTGCGGCGTTCGCCGGCCGCGACGTGGTGTTCTGGCCCTGGCTCGGCTCGAAGAGCGCACAGCGCGATCTAGGGGCCTTCGCGGGCATCGTCGCGCGCACCGCGGCGAGAGTGCGGATGATCGCGCCAGCCGACGAGGCGGACCGGATCGGGCCGGCCGGGCTCAACGGGCATGCGCCGGTGCCGTGGGCGCGCAAGCATTGCGTCGAGATCGAACCATCGGAGGCCGTGGATCTGGATGCGGCATGGTTCGGTGACGATGGACATGTGCTGGCTGATGTCCAGCCGGAGGCCGAGCCGGAGCGGTACGTGCCGGTGAGCGAATGGGTGCCGCCGGATGTGGCGATGCTGGAGGGGCCGGACTGGCCGGAGCCTACGAACTTCCTTGAAGAGGCGCCGCTCCCGAAGCTCGAGGCGCGATTCCTGCCCTCTTCGCTCACGACGTTCATCTTCGATCAGTCGCAGATTATCGGATCCGATCCGTGCATCCTCGCGATCTCCACGCTCGTTGCGTGCGCCGCGGCGACGAGCGACACGATCAAGCTGCAGCCGAAGCAATACGAGCACGGCTGGAAGGAGTCGGCACGGCTCTGGGGCGCCTTCGTCGGCGACCCGAGCGTGAAGAAGACGCCACCGCTCAACCGCGCGACATCGCACCTGCGCAAGCTCGACATTGAATTCGCCGAGGACGCCGCCGAGCGAATGCAGCGTTTCAAGATCGCCAAGCGCGTCTACGAGGCACAGGAAAAGCGCTACATCGATGCGAGCGCAAAAGGCAACCGCGCAGACCCGCTTCCGGAGCCGCCGGAGCGACCGCCCCAGCGTCGCATCATCGTCCAGGACGCGACCATCGAGGCCGTGAGCGACGTCCTCGCCGACAACCCGCAGGGCATCCTCGTGCTGTTCGACGAGCTCTCGGGGTTCTTCGGAAGCATGGACGCCTACCGCGGCGGTGCAGGAAGCAAGGACCGGTCGTTCTGGCTCGAGGCCTACAACGGCGGACCGCGGCGCGTCGATCGCATCACGCGCGAGGCGCGCCACGTCCCGAACCTGAGCTGCTGCATCCTCGGCGGCATCCAGCCGAGCGCGATCAAGGCAAAGGCCGGCGAGATGGTCGAAGACGGGCTGCTGCAGCGCTTCATGATCGTGTGCGCGGAAGGTGGATCGAGCGTCGGCGAGGACCGCGCGGCAGACACCGAGGCGCTGCACCGATACCGGTATATTCTGGACCGGCTGGTAAAGGAATCTGGCGATCCCGAAGCGCCAGTCCTGTTCGACGATGAGGCGCTTGCCGTATTCCGGCGCACCGAGCTCAAGCTCAACGGCTTCGTGCGCGAGGACCGCCTGCCGCTGCGCATGCGCTTGCAGCTCGGCAAGTGGTCGGGCCTCTTTGCGCGCCTGTGCCTGACGTACTGGGCGATCGAGTGCGCCGCAGTCGACCTACCCGTTGCAGGCCGGATCACAGCGGACATTGCCGAGCGCGTCGAGGCGCTGCTGTTCGAATACCTCTTCTGGCACCTGAAATGGTTCTACGAGGGCGTCTGCGGCGACTCCACGAACTCGAGCGACGCTGCGCGCAAGGTCGCGCTCTGGATCCTCGCCAAGCAGCCGCAGCGCATCACGAGCTCGATTCTGAGCCACGGAGTCAGGGGTTGGCGTAGCCTCGCGTGGAAGACGCGCCGCGACGTCATGGACACGCTCGAGACCTGCGGCTGGGTCATGGCAGAGCCTCGCCGCGCAGGTGCGGCGCCCTCGTGGATTGTGAACGCCGTGCTGTTCGAACGCTTCTCCGCCATCGCCGAGGCCGAGCAGAAGCGAAGAGCCGACATTGTCGACGCGATTATGACGAAGACCGAAGAGAGGAGAGAATCGAGGAAATATGAATGATTGATAAATATGAACGTGCTGACTTTGCCTTCTGCGTACACGAGTAGTAGTAGTAGTTCTCTACTCTCTCTCATGCGTACAGAAGGCAAACCCAGCAACATGAAATTCATGATTCGTTTATCAAAGAGAAATCCGAATGAATAACGAGACGTGCAAAAACTGCGTGTTCTGGGCATCAGGGTTTGGCGGCTTAGGGCCGACTGGAGGGCAATGCCGGTTCAACCCGCCACCGTGGGAAGCGACCTACGATCGAGACTGGTGCGGAAAGTGGCAATCAAAGGAAGCCGACCTCGTCCGTAGGATCATGGAAGATTCATGATCCCCTTGACGCCCGAGCCCGCTGTCACGTAACGTTCACCTCGGCGCCTCGTGCTCCCCAAGGCAGCGCTGTCGTGAGACACCGAGGGAGCGGCGGATCAAAACAACACTCCTCCTGGCCGTGATGGGCCAAACCCGATCCCCCGATTCACCGATCCGCGAGCCCGGCGCCCTTGGCTGAGATCCCCGAAGCCCTTGCGGTCGAATACCTCCGGCGATGGGGCCGCGAGATTACCGGCGGCTCGAGCGGAGGACTCGGCTACCCCACCCGATCCACGCTTCACACTGCGATGACCTTCCACGGTCCCGGCTCGCGCTCCAACGTGCCCCCTCCCGCTCCCGAAATCGATCGAACCGCGTGGCTCGTCGAAGTCATCGTCTGCGAGATAGCCAAAGAATCGCTCAGGAAGGCCGCTGTGCTGCGCGCGGCGTTTTTGGGTAGCGGCACATGGGCCGATCGCATGTCGCTCGCTACGCGCTTCCTGGAGCGTTCTGGCGATAGGTGCCGGATGAGTCGCCGGACCTACTTTCGGCTGAGGGAGGAGGGGATTCGGGACGTGGCGTGGTTCCTGAGTTTCGTCGCTGCCTGAATCTCCGCTTGACACGTGGCACCGATTCGGGTGATAAGGCGCATCATCTGAAACTGCCGACCTCGTCAGGACTATGGCTGCTGGCCGACCCTCATCGTTTCGGCCGGAATTCATTGAGCAGGGAAAGAAGCTCGCTGAACTCGGAGCCACCGACCGCGAGATTGCCGAATTCATCGGCGTCGACGAGCGGACCATCTACCGCTGGCAGCATGAGTTCCCGGAATTCTGTCAGGCCCTAAAGCTCGGGAAGGAAGAGAGCGACTCCAGGGTCGAGAAATCGCTTTACCGACGCGCTGTCGGTTATTCGTTCGATGCGGTGAAGATCTATGCCGATCCGAAGTCAGGCGCGGAAGTCGCTGTTCCGTTTGTTGAACACGTCCCGCCCGACGTCACGGCGTGCATTTTCTGGCTGAAGAACCGACGCCGGACGGAATGGCGAGACAAGGTTGAGCACGAGCACGGCGGCGAGATCGGCCACGCGGTGCAGGTCTACATCCCGGCGAACGGCCGAGACGACGACGCGAAGTGATTTCGATTCGGCCGCAGCCGGGGCCGCAGGAACAGTTCGGTGCGACTTGCGCCGACATTGCGATCTACGGCGGCGCGGCCGGCGCGGGCAAGACCTTCGGGCTGCTGCTTGAGGCATTGCGTCACGTGATGAGCAATGCGCAGTTCTCCGCTGTAATCTTTCGCCGAACGACGGTGCAGGTGCGTAACCCCGGCGGCTTATGGGATGAGTCGTTCAACCTCTACGGACTCGTCGGTGGCAAGCCGCTTTCGCAGCCGCTCGAGTGGACGTGGCCGAAAGGCGGCCGAGTCAAGTTCGCGCACCTCGAACACGATTCGAACGTGCTCGACTGGCAGGGTTCGGCGATCCCGCTGCTCTGTTTCGACGAACTCACGCATTTCACGCGGCAGCAGTTTTTCTACATGCTGTCGCGCAATCGATCGACGTGCGGTGTAGCGCCGTACGTGCGCGCGACATGCAACCCCGACGCCGATTCGTGGGTCGCCGAGCTGATCGCGTGGTGGATCGATCCCGAGACAGGCTACGCGATACCGGAGCGCGCTGGCATCGTGCGGTGGTTCATCCGCATCAACGACACGCTCATCTGGGCCGACACACGCGAAGAACTGCTCGAGAAATACGGCGACGATCAGCTTCCGAAGTCGCTGACGTTCATTCCCGGCAAGCTCGACGACAATCCGGCGCTGACCTCGAAAGACCCGGGCTATCGCGCGAACCTGCGCGCGATGACGCTGGTCGATCAGGAGCGTCTGCTGCACGGCAACTGGAAGATTCGCCCCGCCGCGGGCCTGTACTTTCAACGTTCGTGGTGTGAAGTCGTCGACATCGCCCCCGCCAATCTCACGGTCGTTCGCTACTGGGATCTTGCGGCCACACGCAAGACCGAGGAGAACGATCCGGACTGGACCGTCGGTGTGAAGCTCGGCCGCGATCCGAAGACGAAGCAGCTTTATATCCTGCACGCCGTGCGTATGCGCGAAGATCCGCACACTGTGCGCACCGCGCTCAAGAACACGGCGAGCGCCGACGGCAAGGACGTTCGAATCGGATTGCCACAAGATCCGGGGCAGGCTGGCAAGGCGCAGGCGAAAGACATGGTGGCCGACCTCGAAGGCTATACCGTGAGCGCTAGGCCCGAACGCGGCGACAAGATCGCACGCTTCTCGCCGTTTTCGGCGCAATGCAAGGCCGGCAACGTCAAGGTGCTGCGCGGCGCGTGGAACGAGGATTTCCTTTCGGCGCTGGAAAGTTTCCCGCCGCCGACACCGAACGTCGGGCATGACGATGATGCGGACGCATGCGGCGGCGCATATGGCATGCTCATCGACAACACGACGGGCCTCATCGACTTCTACCGGGAATGGGTGAATGAACTCGGCAATGCGAGCGCGTAATGGCTAACGAGCTGACCGGCTTCGACGCCGCGCGCGCCACGCCGATGGACACGCAGGCGACGCTCTCGACGAAGCCACGCGCGCGCCTCAACGCCGACGGCTCGTGGATCGTGTTCGGCGGCGGCAACACCGACTGGTTCGGCCCCGGCAATCCGATCCCGCCGCTCGCGCCGCCCGAGCAGGGCTTTCGCCAGTACGACTATCAGGTCGCGCAGAACCAGGCGTATGCGCAGAAGCGCACGCCGAACGCGCTGCCGTATTCGCAGCTCTACTACTTCGCGACATACTACGACCTCGCGCGCCTGCTCATCGAGCGCCGCAAGAACCAGATCGCGAAGCTCGAGTGGAACATCCAGCCGCGCGATCAGAAGAAGAAGCAGGACGCGCGCTGCGATCAGATCGCAGCGTTCCTGCGCCGCCCCGACGGGGAGAACTTCTGGCAGCAATGGATCAAGAAGCTGCTGAACGACATGATCGTGTACGACGCGGCGTTCATCTATCCGCTCGTCGATCAGCGCGGCCGCCTGCTCTCGCTCGAAGTGCCGGACGGCACGACGTTCAAGTTCCTCATCGACGAACGCGGCCTCACGCCGAAGGCGCCGTGGCCGGCGTATCAGCAGATCTTGAAGGGCGTGCCAGGCTTCAATTTCACGCGCGACGAGCTGTTCTTCATGCCGTTCAATCCGACGAATGAGCGCGTCGGCGGCTACAGCGTCATCGAGCAGATCGTCGTGACGATCACGATGGCGCTCTCGAATCAGGCGTCGCAGCTTTCGTACTTCACCAACGGTGCGACGCCCGACATGATCCTGTCGGTCCCGGAAGGCTGGACGCCTGCTCAGGTCAAGGAATTCAAGCAATGGTGGGACTCGCTGCTGCAAGGCAATCTCCAGCAGCGCCGCGGCACCATGTTCGTGTTCAACGGGATGAACCCGATCAACACGAAGGAAGCAGTCATCAAGACGCCGCTCGACGAATGGATCGCGCGCGTCATGTGCTTCGCGTTCGGCATCTCGCCGGCCCCGTTCGTGGCCCAGATGAATCGCGCGACCGCGGAGTCCGCGGCCGAGCAGGCGAAAGAGGAAGGCATCGGCCCCGTCATGGACTGGGTGCGCGCGGTGATGGACCACATCATCGACGTCTGCTTCGGCGCGTCTGATCTCTCCTTCCGCTGGCAGGAAGAGGACGAGACCGATCCGAAGACGAAGGCCGAGACGAATGAGATCAAGTTCCGCAACGGCGCGCTCAAGCTCAACGAGTGGCGCGAGCAGGACGGACTCGATCCCGATCCGAACGGCAACGAGTTAATGATCGTCACCGCCTCAGGCGCGACGCTGCTCAAGGACGTCCTGAATCCACCCGAGCCGCCGCCAGCGCTTGCGTTGCCGCCCGGTCAGGAAGCGCCGCCCCCATCGGCGAAACCGAAGCCGGGCGGCGACGACCCAGCTGCAAAGGCCGCGGGAGCGTCGGCCGACGACGGCCCTTTTGAGAAACGCAAGGCGCGCGCGCAGAATCCTGCGAAAGCCGATGTGGCTGCGCTCGCCGAGCCGATTCATGCGGTGCTGCAGAAGTTGGGCCGCGCGATCGCGAAGCGCCTTGCGCATCGGCTGGGGAAAGCATCCGACCCCGATATTGACTCGTGGCTCGCTGACCTGGATTTCTCCGACCTCGCCGCGCTGACCGAGATCCTCGACAGCGGCATCGCGACGATGGGAGAACGCGCGTTCTCCGAAGCGGTGCTCGAAGTCGGCGGCGCACTCGACAACATGCTCGCAATCGGGCTGCCGAACACGCGAGCGGTGCAGTACGCCGAGCAGCGCGCGGCGGCACTCATCGGCAGTGACGGCGGCGGAGGAGAGCTCGCGCAGGCCACGCGCGACATGCTCCGATCGACGGTCGCCGATGCGCTCTCGAATGCGCAGACGGTCGACGAGTTGCAGCAGACGCTCGAGGACAATTACGCCTTCAGCGCCGATCGCGCCGAGACGATCGCGCGCACCGAACTCAAATCGGCGATGTCGGCCGGCAACGCCGAGGGCTGGCGCGCATCGGGCGTCGTGACCGGCAAGCAGTGGCAGGTATCGAACGACGACGTCTGCGACATCTGCCTCGACAACGAAGCGGCCGGCGTTATCGGCCTCGACGAACCATTTCCCAGCGGCGACGACATGCCGGGAGCGCACCCGAACTGCAATTGCGCCGTGTTCCCCGTCGTCGACAACTCCGAGGATTGACACATGAAGCTTTTCGCTCAACTGACCAAGATCGACGAAACGCAGCGCCTCGTGTACGGGCGCGCTGTGCAGGAAGTGGTCGACCACGCCGACGAGATCTTCGACTACGAGAAGTCGAAGCCGTATTTCCAGAAATGGAACGCCGACGTCGCGAAGGCGACCGACGGCAAGAGCGTCGGCTCGCTGCGCGTCATGCACCAGCCGATCGTCGCTGGTCGCCTCAACGACATCACGTTCAACGATGCCGAAAAGGCGATCGACGTCGTCGCACACGTCGTCGACGACAACGAATGGAAGAAGGTGCAGGCCGGCTGCTACACCGGCTTCTCGATCGGCGGTAAGTATGTGCCGGGCTCAAAGACGGTCGAGAAGATCGGCGACAAGGACGTGACGCGCTACACCGCGGACCCGCACGAACTGTCGCTCGTCGATGTGCCCTGCATTCCGACCGCGCAGTTTACCGCCATCAAGGCCGACGGCACGTCGGAGCTGCGCAAGTTCCATCCGCAGAGCGGTGGCCTGACGGAGGACGAGCGCGCGCACCTCGCGAAGCTGCTCACCGAGCAGAACAAGCACGCCGATGCACAGAAGGCGGCTGACATCCGGACGCTTGCCGCGCAGGTCGAAGAGATCGCGAAGGCGAAAGGCGAAACCGTCGCCGACGTCCTCAAAAGCATGAACATCGATGCTGCCGCTTTCGAGGCAGCGCTCAGCAAATCAGCTTCGGCGGAAGAAGGCGCCACGACCACCACGGAAACGAGCGAGGCAAAGCCATCCGCCGAGGCTGCCTCCATCGATCCCGCGCTCAAGACGCGCGCCGAGAAGCTCGCCAAGCACGAGCCCGCGCATCGCCTGCTCGATACCGTACGCGCGGCGTACGGGCTGCCGGCGGTCGAGAAGGGGCTCTACGACGTCGCCGATCTCGCGAACCTCCTGTCGTGGCTCAAGGGCGTCGCCGACTGCGCGGAGATGGAAGCGCAGTGGGAGGGCGACAACTCGAAGGTTCCAGAGGAGCTGCGCGCATCGGTGCGCCAGCTCGGCGCGATCCTGCTGGACATGGCGCAGGAAGAAGTCGCCGAACTCGTCGAGACCGGCGAGGATGTCGAAGTCATCGAACTCTCGGCGAAGCTTGGCGATCTCGCGAAGGGCGAACGCAGTGACGGCGCGAAGGCCGCGCTCGCGACGCTGCACGAGGCGCTGGCGAAGGCGCTCGGCATCGAGCCCACGCCCGCGCCGGAACCGCTGACGAAGGTGCAGCGCGCGGTGCTCGACGAGACGACGCACGCGCTCGAGAAGGCGCGCACGGACCTCAAGGACTCGCTCGCGAAGGTCGATACCCTGCAGAAGCGCGTCGACGAGCTCGAGAAGCTGCCGAGCGCGAAGGCGCCCGTGCTCAAGATGGTCGGCAAGGCCGGCGACATCACGAATGTCGGGCCGGCCGACGGCGCATCCGCGCCCGATGTCGATCCCGTCACCGTCGCCGGCAAGGTCGACGACATGGCGACCCACATCAAGAAGCTGCACGCGAGCCGCGGGCAGTTGAGCAAGTAACGTTCCGGCCCAGCGCCGTAACCCATCCGGGCGCCTCAGGGCGCCCTTCTTTTTGCCCCGTAGGAGGCAATGCGTATGTCGACTTTGCAAGGCAACAACACGGCGGCGCTGGATGCGATCAAAAAAGCCCGCCAGACTCCCATCCCGGCCGAGATCGCCAAGGCATTTGCGGTTCCCGGCTCCGCCGTTACCGGCATCCAGGGCTACGACCTGTGGCCCGGCGTGCAGGAGTTCTATGCCGTCACCGACCTGTTCCGCCGGATGATTCCGCGCGTCCAGGGCGGCTCGACGATCCAGGCGAACTGGCGCCAGATCACGGCGATCAATCCCGGCAACGTGTCGGGCGCGGTCGAAGCCGGCAAGCGCGGCGCCTCGATGGGCCAGACCGAAACGGCGAAGCTCGCCGCGTTCGTCTCGCGCAACCTAGAAAACAACGTCGTGTGGCAGGCGTATCTCGCGGCCGAGGGCTTTCAGGATCTCTACGCGCTCGCGGTCAAGGAAATGCTGCAGGCGACAATGGAAGACGAGGAGCGCCTCATTCTCGGCGGCCTCGGCACATACGGACTCGGCACGACGCCGAACCCGACGGCTGCATGGGCGACGACGGGCGGCTCGATCGCGGCCGGCGCGTATCGCCTCTTCTGCGTCGCACTGACCTACGACGGCAAGTGGCAGTCGACGTCTACGGCGGTGAAGCTGCCGTATACGCGTAACAACAACGACGGCACGACGACGCAGATTCAGGGCTTCGCCGCGCAGAAGTCCGGCACGCCCGCAACGCACACGTTCGCCACGGGCGTCACCACGGGCTCGCTCACCGCGAGCGTCACCGCAGTCCCCGGCGCGTTCGGCTACGCATGGTTCCTCGGCACGAGCGGCAATGAGCGTCTCGCCGCGATCACGTCGCTCAACTCGGTCGCGCTCACCGCGATCCCGGCATCACCGCAGCAGCTCATGTCGACGAACTTCGACACCGACACCTCGCGCAATGCGCTCAACTACGACGGCCTCTTCGCGCAGATCTACGCGTCGGGCTCGGGTGCCTACGTCAATGCGCTTGCGACGGGCACGGCGGGCATCGGCACGAAGCTGACCTCGACCGGCGACGGCACCGCGGGCATCCAGCAGATCGACGATGCGCTGCAGTCGTTCGTCGACAACTACCGCCTCTGCCCGGACACGATCGCATGCTCGACGGCGGACTACCCGACGATCCGCAAGCTGCTTCTCGACGGCAACACCAACCTCGCCCCGTTCATCGGTGCGGGTGGCACGGTCAACGGCAGCGGCGTCATCACCGGCTACCGCAACCCGACCGGCTTCTCGACGCCGACGCTCACGTTCATGTCGCACCCCTGGATCCCGCAGGGCACGATCATGTTCTACTCGAAGTCGAACCCGTATCCGCTGTCGAACGTCGGCACGATCTGCCGCATCTACCTGCGTCGCGACTACACGCAGTACGAATGGCCGATGACCACGTTCAACCAGTATTTCTCGATCTTCTGGGACGGCGTGCTGCAACACTTCTTCCCGCCCGCGATGGGTGCGCTCTACAACATCGCGCCGGGAGTCTGACGCACCATGAGCACGGTCAAGCTCCAAGCGCCCGACGGCGCCAGCGGCGTCTCGGTCGACGGCGATGACTATCGCGTCGACCGCGGCGTCATCGAAGTGCCGGCGAGCGCGGAGGCGGTGCTGCGCTCGCACGGCTATACGACGTACGTTCCGAAGCCGACATCGACCGGCGGCCGCGGCGGAAGCGGGGGCGGACACGGCAAGATCGAACTGGTGAAGACGGGCAATGGCAACGAGCCCATCTGACATCGACCTCACGACCGTCGCCGCCGTCGCGGCCTATATCGGCGGCGTCGACGCGTCGGATCAGGCGATCAACGATCTGCTGCA